CTGTCTCGTCCGAAGCACGGTCGCAGAGTCGCGGGACGCTAGAAGACGAGCGCTCGCGTCGCGTCCTCGACGAGCTGAAGCGCGTCGTCGATGTCGCTCTCGATGTCGAGTCGCTCGAGCCCGCGACGGAGGACAGCGATCCGATCGAGGAGCTGATACCCGTTCAGATCGCCCGACTTGACGTCGCGAACGAGATCGAGACAGTCGCGAGCTTCGTCGCGGAACCACTGGAGAAGCTCAGATTCTCTCGTCAGCGCAGCGGAGACGAGCGAGGAGCGCGTTTCTACGCTCCTCGCGACACTCTGCTCGAGGAGAGCGTCCACGTCGGGAGAGAGCGACACAGAGCGTCGGACGCGCGGTAGAGTCGCCGGCATGGCTGAACGCACGCCTCGGAACAAGATCGTCGGGTCGTTCGTCGCACTCGAGCCGAGATGGATCGACTCGAACGTCCGAAGCAAGTCCGCGGCGGACGCTCCGAGCGACTTCACCGAAGCGGGTCCTCGAGCCGGCGAAGCCGTCCCGACGCAGACGAGCGGGCTCGTCGTGAAGACGGACGGCGTCCAGACCGCAGACAAGGTGCTGAACGTCCAGACGCAGCGCGGCGGGCACCCGATCCCCGAGGTCGCGTCGTTCCTCTGGCAAGAGAGCGACGACGCCGCCGACGAGCATCAGGGGCACGACGGGTATCAGGCTCTCTCCGCGTTCGAGGGGCTCGATCACTCGACGAGCGGACTCGGTCTGCTCGCTCGAGCGTCCGTGATCCGACTCCAGTCCGGCGAGCTGCTCTCCGCGGACTCGAGCAACCAGACGAACCACACGATCCGGGTCTACGACCCGAAAGCGGGCGGATGGAGCACTCGAGACACGCTCGTTCTCGGGCCCGGAAGCTCCGACGGAGCGCATGCGCTGATCCAGCTCCCGAGCGGTCGCGTCGTCTTCTTCTTCATCGATGCGAGCTACAAGCAAGTCCACGCCCACTATTCGGACGACGACGGCGCGTCCTGGGACGAGTACTCGAACACGGTCCTCCGGCAAGACGCGGACGAGGGGATCACGGAGATCGCTGTCTCGTTCTCGCGCGGCGTGATGGTGATGATCACCGGAGAGCGCGTCCTCTCGGGCGGCGCCCCGACGGGCACGCTCCACGCCGAGCAGTGGATCTCCTACGATCTCGGGCAGAGCTTCGATCGCGTCGCTGACGAGTGGAACTCCTCCGCGTCGATCGAGCCGCGTCTCTTCTCGCTCGTCGGCACTCGCTCGGGTAAGCACGTCGTCGCGTATCTCGACGAAGCGGGCTCCGACTCCTACAAGGTGATGCCGTTCGCCCCGGGCGAGGCGGCGCATCTGACGGGCTCCGTCATCTCTGCGCTCACGGATCTCTCGAACGTGAACGAGTCCGCGATCTGCATGTGGGAGGACGAAGATCGGACCATCTTCGTTCTGCTCTCGCAGGGCAACACGACGACGGAGCGAATGCACCGACTCCGACGCTCGACGGACGAAGGAGCGACGTTCGGGCTCTTCACGTCCGGCTTGATCTCGATGATTCACTCCGGGTCGGAGCGCATCGTTCAGCTCGTCGCAGCGTCCACGGGCGGGCGAACCGCGCTCCTCTGCCGATGGGACTCCTCCGGCTCGACGACGGAGCGCTCTCTCGCGTGCATCTGGCTCGGGGGACACGCGACGCATACGTTCCCGACAGCGCTCCCCGCGGGGACGACGCCTCCGACGCAGTTCAGCGATCGCGGCTATCTCGGGTTCTGCTTCGAGCGCGAAGTCAATCCGGCGTCGCAGCATTTCGGGATCGGGTGGATCCCGATCTGTCTCCCCGACTCCGCGGGCTGGACGCTCTCGACGTTCGGCACCCCGACGGCTGCGCTCGCGTCTCCGGGGGTCCTGAACATCGTCAGCTCCGGCGATCGGAATTACTACACCTACGCGGACACGAACTCGCAGCCGACGACGGCGGGTCTGTACTTCGCGGCGATGCTTCAGGTCGTCTCCGGCGGATCGCTCTCCGTCGTCTCTTGCGGCGTGAAGCTGCGGATCACCGACTACGACTCGCAGACCCCCGCGAACAACACGTGGGAGCATCAGATCGCGCTCCGCTTCACGACGACCGCGCTTCGCATCTACGACACGCAAGCGGGCGCCGCGGTCGGCGGAGACATCTCCTACGACTTCACGAAACACACGTGGGTCGCCGTCGCGGTCAAGGGCAAGGCGGGGAACACCGCGGAGCTGGCTGTCTGGATCGGAGATCCTCTCGTCCCGAAGCGCGTCCTGACTCTCGAGCGGACATCGACAGCGATCAACACGTCCGGGGGCGGCAACGCGAACGCGACGACGATCGATTGGGGCGCGGTCGATGCGGGGACGTCGGAGTCGAATTGGTCCGTTGTCGGCGCCGGCGCGCGGATCCGCGAGTTCGCTCCGCGACCCGTAGATAACTGGGTCAGCGGTTGGGGCAACCCGGGCGACGTCCGCGGTCGCGACTGGAGCACCGCTCCGATTCTCGTCTACGACGACGTCCGCGTCGCTGTCGAGGGCGGTCCGACGAAGCAAGGCGACAAGTGGGTGATCGCGACGGAGTACGCGCATCCGATCTCGAACATCTTCCCGCGCTCGAGCCCGTCTCCTCGGCAGACGTGGCGCTCGACCGCGGACAATGTCGATCAGCGGATCGCGCTCGATCTCGAGGACGATTCGATCTTCACCGCGTCGCGACTCCTCTCGCACTCGATCGGTCTTCTGATCCTGAACGCGAACATTCGCGAGCTGCGACTCGAAGCGCAGAGCGGCGCCGGCGCATGGACGACGATCGGGACGTTCACTCCTCGAGAGGACGGGCTCGCGTTCCGTCGCTCGGGGTCCATCGTCCGACCGGATCCGGGCGCGACGGACGCCGCGTCGTTCTTCTTCATGCGCGCGCAGCATGTCGGAGACACGGTCGATCTCGGGGTCGGAGAAGGGGACGATCTCCACAAGATCGCAGTGAATCGCGGCGGAGCGTGGAACACGGACGGAAGCGGAACGCCGCCGCAGCAACTACCGGAGCTGCTCCTCGAGCCCGACAACCTCGTCGCGGGGACTCCGTCGTCGGGCTCCTCCGCCGACATCTGGTTTCGCGATTGGGCCGCGGTGCTTCACGAGTACGACCGGACGGACCATCGTCTCTCGCTCTTCATTCCCGCGCATAAGACCGCGGACGGGTACTACGAGATCGGACTCGCGTTCTTCGGGGATCTCCTCCTCCTCGCGCACCGCTTCGATCGCGGATACACCGTCGTTCGAGAGAAGAACGTCGATGTCTTCGATCGCGCAGACGGAGTCCGTCGGACGCGGAAGCGAGGACCGCAGTCGAGACAGTTCGAGTTCTCGTTCTCCTCGACAGCGATTCACGCGCGGAACGTCCAGAAAGCGACGCCGGCCCCGGACTGGATTTCGATGCAGGACGGCGGCGGCGGGCTTCCCGTCGCGACGCCGGAGAGCACGATCCGCGAACTCGAGGGGATGCTCGAGGAGTCCGACGGAGCCGACGTCCCCGTCGCGTATCTGCACAAGCTCCCGCAGCTCGTCGCGCCGACGACGACGGACGTGATCGGGCTGCGACGTCACATCGTCTACGGGCATCTCGAGACTGCTCCTCTGACGGAGACGCCGTGGGCGCGTCGAGGACCGGGATCGGACGAGTGGGAACGTCTTCAGGCGCTTCTTCTCGTCGAGCAGAGCTGACGAGTGCCCGTCTTCACTCCCGCGGATCTCCGCGCCGATGACTTCGTGTGGCTGCTCGATCTCCAGCTCGCGGGGCGAGAGCTTCACGTCGCAGAGGAAGCCGTCTCCGCGGACGTCGGGAAGCTCGACGCGACGATCGAGTATCGAGCGGGACTGAGCTTCGACGGCGAGCTCGTCCGACGGATCGACCCGTACTCCGACGCTCCGCCGAGCTTCTCTCCTTCGCTCGTCATCGATCCGGCAGCTCTCGGGCTCGACGTTCCTTCGCTCGTCGCGGACGGGCACTCCTTCGCCGCTGCGCGCGGTCGTCTGCGACTGTGGGCGCGAGGAACGTCTCGAGCTGCGACGTTCGTCGAGGGGATCGTCGTCGGCTTCTCCTACGCGTTCAAAGACGAACCGATCGCGCTCGAGCTGCGCGAAGACGACAGCGACGACGCGGGGCTCTTTCCGCCCGAGAACGCGCGCATCAACGCGAATACCTGGCCGAGCGCGGCGGACAATGCGGTCGGGCAGTTCCCGCCGTGGATCTTCGGGACTCCGGGGCTCGGGGACTTCTACGCGACGCCCGCGTTCATGGTGGACACGACCGGCGGCGCGCAGATTCTCCAGATCGCGGGGCATGAATGCGGCGCGACTCAAGTCGATGTGATCAACGACGGCGACGGGACGACGGCGACGATCTCGGTCACGACGGCGACGGACGGTCTCGGCCGGACGGTCTCGACGATTGCGATCGGCGGGACCTTGGTCACGGCGGATCCGGAGGCTCGATACTGGATCCAATGGAGCAGCGGCGGAGGGCTCGTCGGCGCGGACGGGACGTCGATCGGCGGCGCCGGCTCTCTCTGGACGTGGTTGATGACGTTCTCGAAGATGCGTGTCGATTGGGCGCGGACGCGCTCCGCGGAGCCCGCGCTGAACGCGTATCAGATCGACATGGGCGTGACGACCGACGAGCGCTTCTCCCCGTGGGGGTTCATTCAGGATCATCTCCTCCCGATCCTCCCCGTCTCCATCCGCTCCGGGCCCGCGGGCTTCTTCCCGTCCATCTATCCGCTCGGGGCTGTCACCGCTCGAGCTTCGCTCTCGGACGCTCGTCTCGAAGTCGAAGCGACGACGGACGTCTCGTTCTCGCGTCGAGAGGACGTCCGAAACGTCTTCGTCCTGAAGTACGCGAACGATCAGCGCGCGGACACGTTCTCGAAGCGGAAGGCCTTGACCGGCGACGCGAGCGACACGGACCCGGACGCGGTTCTGAATCTCTACTGTGTCCGCTCGAGGAACATCTACAGAGACGGCGACGGACTGCCGGAGGATCGCGTCGATGAACTCTCGAGCGAAGCGATCTGCGAGGACGCGACAGCCGCCGCGGTCCTCCTCTGGCGCGCGCAGTGGAAGAGCATTCAGCAGCCGTTGATCGGAGTCAGCGCGAAGCCGGAGATCGCCGGAGTCCTCGACGAAGGAGACGTCGTCGAGCTGACCTACTCTCCGTTCTCGATCTCAGCTCGAATGTTCGTCGTCGAGGAGATCGGGCACGCTCCGGGCGGGTTCGTCGGGCTGGATCTGCGCGGGTTGAACGACGTCGCGCGGGACTCGTAGAGCCTCAGCAGCACCGGGAGCGCACCCGGTCGCCACGGCGCCGAAGAGGAGGATCCATCCCACGGTCGCGATCCACGCCCACCCGCGAGCCGCGGACCGTGCGGCGCGCCTCCGGCGCTCCGCCGCGGTCCACTCGTTCCTCCAGTAGTCGCGCTCCGCTTTCAGGAGACTCTCGCGAGACGCGAAGCCGCGGAGATCGGTCATCTCGAGCCCCCGGAGACAGAGTCGAAGACGCCGACAGCTCCTCGAACTCGATGGGCGACGAGACTTCCGATCATCGGATGCTCGTCGGCGCGGAGCGTCGGAGGAGGAGCGCTCTCGAGATCGCAGTCGTAGCCGGCGACGGTGCGAAAGACGACGCCGGACGGGTCCTCGACTTCGACGACGCGGACGAGCTCTCCGAAGATGACGATCTCCGCGAGAGTCCTCCACGACCACCCGAAGCGGCGGAAGACTTCGATCGTATCCGTCGGGCGCTTCATGGCGTCGCCCCACGATACGCGTAGACCGCGAGATCGAGCGGTGCCTCGTCGCCCGGGTTGAGGTTGTAGATGTGCTCGAGCTGCTCGACGTCCAGCTCGCGGAGCAGTCGGAGGATCTCTCCTCCGTCGCGCAGCTCGCGTAGAGCGAAGTTCAGCGCCGCGGAGAGGCTCGGGTGGTCCTTCAGCGCGAACTGGACGAGGTCCGCGTCGAGCGAGACGGAGTGCTTCGTTCGGGCGGTCCGGCCGATGGGGCTACGGGGCATCGAGCACCCCCTCGATCGCATCGAGCGCGCTCGACGCGACGAAGGGCCCAAGCAACCCGGAAAACGCCTCCGCCTGACCGTTCGGGGTGTCTTCCCACTCGAGATCGTCGCAGCGCTCGCAGGCGACGCGAAAGCGCGCGTCGTAGCGCGCGTCGCATCCTTCGCAGCGCTCGCAGTGACAGACGTCCGCGGGGTCGCGCTCGTTCGTCGTCGTATTGCACGTCGCGCAGATCATCGTCCGCCCCTCCCGAGCTGCGTCTCGAGGTGGTCCGCGTAGGTCTGGATCGAGGTCACGGCGACGCCGCGAATGACTCGCTCGAGGTTCCGCTGTTTCCCGCTCTCTCCGTACCACGCGCCCTGCCGGTGCGCTTCCGCGGGGAAGATCGCGTCGTGATCGGACGGGTCCATGGTGCGGATCCAGAGTCGCGGGCGCTCCTCCCACGCTGCGACGGAGAAGTCGAACCCCTGAATCTTCTCGGGGTGCGCGCCTTGAAGCTCCGCGAGAACTCCGAGGGCGACGAGGAGGGCGCTCGTGCGCCCCGCGTCGGTGTCGAGATCGAAGCGCGTCATCGTCCGCCCCCTTTGTGCGTCGCTGCGCCGAGCATCTCGGGGCAGTCGAAGAGGTTCGCCCATTGGTTCGCCTCTTCCTCTTCCTCGTCGAGCTTCTCCTCGCAGGCCGCGCAGATGTCGAGATCCTCGGGCTCGAGCTCGTCGTCGTCGATCTCGTAGTCGATCTCTTCGCCGCAGCATCCGCAGTAGCAGGGGTCCAGCTCGTACCAGGACGGGTGAGCGGTCTTCCAGTCGTCGTAACGGGTCATCATCGGCTCCTACTCCGAGGGGGTCGTTCGTTCGACCCAGGGAAAGAGTAACACCGATTCGGAAAAGTGCTACTAAAAACGAAGAAACCCTCGAGGGAAGCTCGAGGGTCCTTCGTCGCGCGGGAGGTAGGAGGACACCCGGAGACGCGCGACGACTCTACCGCGGTAGAGTGCGGCGGTCATCAACGGAGGACCCCCATGCCGCCCACGCTCGCGCCGATCCCGCTGAATCTCCCGAAGCCCGCTCGCATGCGGATCGCCGCGGCGGCGCGCGCAGCCGTCCTCGAAGTCGAAGCTCTCGCCGGCTCGCGCCCGATGTCCTCGAGCGTGAAGTTCGATCGAGCGGAAGTCTTGACGATTCGGAAGCTGAAGGAGCGCGACGCGGGGGACGGAGTCGGCGGAGGAATGCCGCCCGCGATCCGCGACATGCTCGAGCAGCTCGACGCGGAAGCTCTCGGAGACGCTGCGGGCGACGCGGTGGACGCCGTCGCGAGCATCGTCGAGGACGCGGAGGGGTGTCGCTGCGATCGACGCGCTCTCGCTCTCCTTCGTGCAATCGTTCAGGCGAGCGTCGAGACGGCGGTCGGGTTTTTGTAGTCCTTCGGGAGTCGCTTCAGCGGTCCGCGGTAGAGCGCGAGCTTCGGCGCGGAGTCGCCCCAGACGCGGGGGCCATGCGTTGAACCCGGGGGCCGGCGGGCTGACCTCCCCGTCGTCATTCCGATCGAGCGATAACCCGCCCGACGAAAACATGCACCCGGAACAGTAGACGCGACGGCGGACGGGAGAACGAGCGTTTCCCAATGGACGGGAGCCCATCCGTATCGGTTATCCCATTCTCGAGCCGCAATCGGATGCCAGGCGCGAAGGATCTCGGAGCCCTTTCGCGCGCCCCCTGTCCGTCTAAAGATGAAGTTGCAAACCGTACGATCGAGCGGGCGGGCATCGTCCAGCCCGAGCCGCCTCCGAGGGGACAGTTTGAACATGGGCTCACCGAGCCCGATCCATCCGATAGGGTCGCCGTCCTCCTCTATGCACCAGGCGAGCTTTTTTCCGTAGGGCGGCCCGCGGCTCCCGGTGTAGTGATCGCGGATGGCGCGAACAAACTCGGGATCCCACGTCGAGATTCTCACGAAATGGAGACCGGATGCCCGGGAAGCCCAGCGCAGCGGGAGCCTCATCTAACCGGCCCGAGGACCCACACGATCGCGACATAGGCCGCGACCATCAAGGCGACGAACAGCCGATCTCGGTTGCGACTCATCGCTTCCCGCCCGCCTTCCCTCGCCCTCGGCGGCGGTCCTCGGCGTCGGCTATCCGCAGGAGCAGCGCTCCGAGGCTGAGCCCGTCCTCGCGCGCCATCTCGCGCAGGCGGCGCAGTGCCTCCCGGGCGTCGTCGTCGCTCATCCGAAGAGCCCCTCCTGTCCCGGCAGCGCGTCCCGGGCGGGCCATGCCGCACGGTCGACGAGGGGGCGGTTCGACGTGAGCACCTCCCGCTGTTGCTTGCTGAACGTGCGCCGCTGCCCGATCCGAGCGTCGGCGATGTCGGCAAAGGTCCACCCGTCCGCGACGAGTTCGGGGATCGGCTCGGCCTCGCTGATCACGACGTGCGCCCCGGCCTCGGCCCATTTGCGGGCGACTGCGACGACTGCCTCACGCGGGAACAAGTGCGCGTACCCCGTCGTCCCGGCGTAGGGCGGATCGATGTAGCAGAGCACGCGGGAGCAGTCCGGGGGCGTCGGCACGTCCTCGGCTCGGGCGCAGAGCACGGCGGCGGGGAGCGAGGCGAGGGCGTCGAGGCGTGGCGCCAGCTTCACCCGCGCGCCGTCCGTAACGAACTCGGAGACGACGACGCCGCCCTGCTTAAACGGTCGAGACTCGCCGCCGAAGCCCGCCGACGGGCCCTTACCTAAAACGCCGGTCCCCGCGACGTAGAGCCACGCCCCCACCCGCGCCGGCTCGATGTCCTCCGCTCGCCCGCAGACGACGGTGGCGGGGAGGGGGGCGAGGGTGTCGAGGCGGCGGGGCGTCTCCTCCGGGTTTTCCCAGTTCCCCGCGCCATGCTCGTATGGCTTAAACGCCTCCGCCCCGTCGAACGTGCGCTTGCGGAGCCACGTCCACGCCCCCTCACGCTCCGGGCTCGCCTCCGGCCGCTCCTTCCGCAATCGCTCCCACAGCCGACGCGCGTCCTGCTTGCCGGTGCTCGGGCCCGATGCCCAGCGGCGGATGCTGCCGTCGCGCTTGCGTTCGATGTGGGCCTCGTCCAGATTCAGCGTCCATGAGAGCCCCGTCGTCGCGCAGGAGAGCGCGATGTCATCCACGGGCACGGCGGGGCTGTCCCACGTCGCGCACTCAAGGCACCACGCCTCCCCGCCCTCGTCGTGTCCGTTCGGGCAAGGGATCCACGAGCGGATCACCTCGGCCACGGCAGCCGCGCCACCCGGAGTCGTCAACAGCGCGAGGGTGCGCGCGAGTTCCTCGTCCGGCTCCACCCAAAGGAAGCGCCGGGGCATGTCGCCCACGCTCAGCCCGAGCGCGCTCAGGATGCTCCACGAGTAGCCCGCCTTGCTCCCCATGCGCGACACGGGGAACTTGAGCCCGCCGAGCGCCCACGAGAGCGCCGCCGTCCCGGCGCAGAGTTCGACGATCAGATCGTACTTCGGGCGTGTGCTCATCGCTCCTCGAGCTGCGGCGCGATCTCGCTCTCCGCGGGCTCGATGACGATCGCACTCCCCGCCGGCTTCCTCTTCAGGATCTCGTCGTCCCAAAGTCGCTGAAGCGTGAACTCTCCGATCCCCTTCTTCTTCGCGGCGAGCTTCGTCAGGTTGACGGAGATCCACGAAGGATCGACTTCGATGTCGTGCGTTCGACAGTACTCGAGGAGCTTCAGGGCGTCGGAGTCGTTCCTCTCCCTCGGCTTCGCGTGCGCGCGATGACCCCACGCGACGACGTCGCCGTGGTCGCGGACCTCGCCTCGCAGCTCTGCGCGGGCGCGCTTCAGGGACGCCTCGAGCATGACCACGCGGAGGATGGGCGGGTCCGCCTCCTCGACGTCGTAGGGCCATGCGGCGCACTCGGGGCGGAGCGAGCAGAGGTCGCAGCCCTTCGTCCGGCGCGGGGTGATCCAGTAGGGATCCATCGGCGGGAGGGCGTCCCGCCCGCGGAAGACGTCGAGCCACGCGAGGAAGTCCGCGACGACGTCCCCGACGCGGAACTCGACGACGACAGCGACGCACCACGGAACGGAGAACCATCGGAACTCGATCAGCTCGTCGTCTCCGAGATTGAGCGCGAGCGCGAGCGCCCCGGAGTACTGGCGCGGCTGGAGCATCTGTCGAAGCTCCGTCTCGCCGGGGATATACGGAGACGTCTTCCAGTCCGTGATCCTGTACCCGCCGGGCTCCGACTCGTTCCCGCGATCGACGAGGTCGAGCGCTCCCCGCCAGAGCCACCCGTCGCGAGCGGCGGCCGCCTTGTCTCCGGTGTCGTGATCAAGGTCGGGGATGAACGGGGAGAACTTCCCCGCCCAATTGACCGCGAGTCCCATCTCGACGCCCTCGACCTCGTGCTCGAGGATGTAGCGTCGACTCCAGCCGTCCCACATCTTTCGGAGCCCCATCTCGAGCGACGGGGGAACGGCGAACCTCTCGATCGCCCGCTCGACGATCTCGTCCGCCAGGCGGACGTCACACTCGATCCCAGCTCGAACAAGCGCGCGGATGTACTCGGCCGCGGCCCAATGGAACGCGGACCCGCGCTCGAGGTTGCCGGAGCGCTCGTCGTTCGGGAGCTGTCGCGCGCGGATGCCGGGTCCGCAGTCGATCGAAGCGCAAGTCGTCGCGCTCCAGATGTTCAGGGTCTGTCTCTTCATCGGTGCCTCCTACAGCGGATTCGATTCTACCTCGGCTGGATAACTCTACTTATCTTCGCGGGTGGCAGGGGAAGCCGCCGCAGAGCAGATCGATAGAGGGAGCTGCTGATCCGACAGTCCGCCGATCCCGCTGAACAGCCCGCCGATCTTCATCTCGTCCGCCGATACTCGCGTCTCGCCGCGTCTTGCTCTCGAGCTGCGCGCACGATCGCGCGCTGCGCTTCGCGTCCGTCGTCGGGGAGTCGCCCCATCCATCGATGGAGGATCCCCGCGGTCAGACGACAGTCCTCGAGTACGCCGTGAAGCGCTTCGGGATCGACTTCGAGCCCGCTCGCAGCCGCGGCGTTCTCGAGCGTGTGACGTCCTCGCTCCGGGTTCCAGCGATTCGCGTTCCTCCAGTATCGACCGACGTCGTCCATGCGGACGAGAACGAGCGGGTCGATGAAGACGCGCCCGCGACACGCGTCGTAGAAGCCGGGGCATCGATCGCGGAGCATCGGCCAATCGAAGGAGAGCGCGTTGTATCCGACGATCACGTCATGCTCGAGGATCGTCTCGACGATGCGCGGAGCGATCTCCTCGATCGTCGGACAGTCCGCGACGTCGTCGTCGTGGATTCCGTGGATCGCGCTCGCTCCTTCGGGGATGGGGATCGGTGGACGGACTCGATAGACGAGCTGCGACAGCTCCTCCCCGTCCTGAAAGCGAATCAGCCCGATCTCGACGGGGTGGTGATCCTCCGCGGGGATGCCGGTCGTCTCGAGGTCCACGACGAGCCACGGGGCGGACTTCCAGGTCACGACGCGCACTCCGAGCAGACGGGGTCTAAGTCGGGGGCTCCGGTATCGACGACGTCGTCGTCGTCCGCCGCGTCGTCGAGCACCTCTCCGCAGGCCGCGCACTTCTCCGCCCAGGTCAGGCCGGCGCGGCTCACGCCTTCTCCGGCGCTGCGAGCAGCGCGGCCGCGAGCGCTTCGATTTCGGTGTCTCCGTTGAACCACTGGAGCGTCGACGCGCCCTGGGGCCCGCGGTCGGGGCCAACGATCACCACCTCCCACTCTCCAGCGAGGTTGCACCAACGGGTACTGGTGAGCGGAGCATTCCACGCCCGGCGCACCTGGGGCAGCAGAGACAGCGCCGTGAGTTCGTCGGTGAGGTCGGGGCGGGCGTCTCCGAAGTCGGGGCGGCTGCGGAGGCGGGGGCCGGCGACCTGAGTCCACCCCTTCTCTGTGAATCGGTACCGTCGCCCCCGGGGACCCGGAAGAGTGAGCGCGCCGAGCGCCCACGTCCAGCGCGCAGCGAGGGCGTCGAGGTCGATGTTCATCGTGGTCATGCTGTCTCCGGCCCTTCCCCGGGGAGCGCACCCCCGGCAGCGTGGATCGCGACCTCGAGTCGCGTCCGAATCTCGTCCTCGGTCTTCCCGCCCTTCAGGCAGTGGACCACGAACCCGCGGCGGATGTACCGACCGCCGATCTCCGCCTTGCAGAGGACCGCCGCCGCCTCGAGCTTCCCGAGGCTCTCGTCCGAGGGAACGGATTCGACCTCGACGTCGACCGCCTCGGGGTAGAGGAGGGGATCGGCGGGTTCCAGGTCGACGGACTCGTCCGAGACCCCCGGTCCGGGGAGGAGCTTCACTCCGACCGCCTCGGGCAGGACGTGTCCCTGCGCGGCCGCCTCGACGCGCCCCATCAACTCGGGGACCGTCTCCGCGGTGTGCAGCGAGAGGATCGGGAGCGGCGTCCGCGCCCGCTGACCCCCACCTCGGGGGGTCGAGATCCGCTGCATGGTCACGCGCAGCTCGAGCGGGATCGTCCAGAGCTGCGGACCGAGCCCCGCGAGTCGCCGGATGAACCCGGACAAGTTGATGATCGACCACTTCGACCCGGTCGCGATCATCGTCGCCTCCGTCGCTCCTTCACCCTTCAAGATGACGTAGAGACGTCCGTTCGCTTTGCACGTCGGCTCCGCTGGAATGTTCCTCGAGCGATCCGCGCGCGCCGGCGTCCACCCCGGATCGTGGTTGTTCGGGTTCCACTCGCATCCGCGACAGCCCCCATCGACGGGACGGAAGTTCCCCGCGGGGTCGCGTCGGAGCGCCTCGGTACCGTTGTCCCCGTGGCACCAGAGCATCGAGGCGCGATAGCTCCGCATCTTCGACGAGAGGATCTGCTCGGGCTCCAGGGGGGCGAGCGTGCATGCCAGAGCGATCGGTCGCTGACCGTGCTCGTCGCGCGACCGGACGATCGCGGCGGGCGGGATGGGCGGACCGTCCGTCAGCCTGAAGTGGTCGAGCTTGCGCGGGGCGCCGTTCCGGCCGCCTCGATCCCCGATCGCGAGCTTGCGGACGCGGGGGAGGGTCGGGGCGCCGTCGGTCAGTCCGTGGATCACGAGAAGACCCCGACGACCTCGACGAGCCCGCCGAACGTGGGGACGAGGAAGACCCGGGCGTCCAGCGTCGGTCGGGTCGGGTCGATGCAGAGACACGCCTCCCGACCGCAGCCCGTCTCGCGCATGTCCGGGCAATCGACACTCGGCCGACGCTCGCGCAGCTCTCCTCGAGCAGCTCGAGCGCGCTCTCGCATGCTCTCCGCGTCGTCGTCGCGTCCTTCGAGAGCAGCTCGTCGCGCTGCGTCTCTCGCGTATCGCTCTGCGAAGACGAGATCGTCCTCGCTGTCGTTCTCGAATCGGTTCGTCATCGGCGTCACTCCTGACCGGAGGTTACGCTCTGCCGGAAAACCGAGCAAGCCACTTGCCGAAAATCATCCGAACCGGCAACATGATCAGCATGAACAAGCGATCTCCGGCCGAGCGCCGTCTGAAGAAGTGGTCAGCAGAAACCGGGCGCCCCCTCGAGGACGTCTCGAGGCACCTGGGGATCTCGCGCTCGACGCTGACCTCGTGGCTCGCCGGACAGACCGAGCCGAAGGTATCGCAGGCAGTCGCGATCGAGGAGCTGACCGGCGGCTTCGTGCGGCTCTCCCACTTCGTCCCGAAGGGCCGGGGGGCCGGGGCGGGTGGCTGACGTCCAGCTAGAGAACGGGCACATCCGGATCGCGAACAACCTGTTCCGTGCGCTCTCGTGCGCGAAGCTGACGGACACGCAGCGGCGGATCATGCTCGAGGCGACCTCTCGTCAGTTCGGGTGGTCGAACCCGTCGCAGCCGCCGCGACCGTGGTCCGCCGGCGGGACGGACATGTCCCGCTCGGTCGGGTGCGGCCGCACGACCGCGGCGGAGGTTCTCGGACAACTCGTCGAGCTTCGGATGCTCGTCCGGGTCGCGCCACAGACCTACCTCCTCGTGAAGGACTTCGACCGCTGGCGGTGCGGCTTCCACGTCGATCCGGACCGCGTTCACTGGACCCCGAAGGAGGGGCATCGGAGGGTGTCCCCGCTTCAGAACAGTGTCCCCGCTTCAGGACAGGGGGTGTCCTCGGGCGAGGACAGTGGGTGTCCCGAGCCGAGGACACTGAACACCCCGCAAACCCGCACCACGACGGCATCTCCGGCGAGCCTAGAACCACTAGAGAACCAACGGAGAGAGAGAGAGAACGCGCGCACGCGCGATCGACGATGGAGCGTCTACGACTTGCGCTCGCATCTCGGAGACTCGCGGATGACTCCGCCGGCGATTCAGGCACCGCAGTGGGTCGGGATCATCGAAAAGAACACCGACGAGCAGATCGACGCGACACTGAAACTCTGCGCGAAGAAAGACCGACCGCTGTCGTACTTCCTCGCGCTTCACGACGAAGAGGGTAGGAGACTCGACGATGATGGAACGAAGCAGAAGAAGCGACCCGGAGCTTCTCGGAGGCGCCCTCGGGGCCACGTCCGAAGCTGAAGCCGTCCGGCCGATGCCGCTCCGAGAGCGGCCGGAGCCGGTCGAGTGTCGCGGGGATTGCGGCGAGCTCGTCGAGCCCGTCGAGATCACTCGCCAGGGGCGGGCGCTCTGGATCACCCGTCGGATCTGCGATCACTGCCGGGTCCGCGAGGGCGAGAAGGAGCAGGCGAGCGCCCACTCCGTCGGGCTCGCGCGCCGAATGAAGGTGATCCCGCTCCACCTCCGCGAGACTCGAGGAGGAAAGCCGGTCACGTTTGAGACGCTCGATCGCGACGCGGACAACCGGCGGATCCTCCGCCAGGTCGAGCGGTGGCAGCCGATCTTGGGCTCGGTCATCATCTCCGGGCCCGTCGGCTCGGGGAAGTCCCAGGCGCTCGCGTGTCTCTGTCGGAGGCTCGTCGAGCGAGGCTCCGCTCCGCTCTGGACGTCGGAGCAAAAGTTGATGCGGATGATCCGCGAGGACTTCGGCCGCCGCGGGTCCACGCTTCAGCGGGACATCTGCGACGCGTCGATCCTCTTCCTCGACGATCTCGGCGCCGCAGCTCGAACCGATTGGGAGCGTCGCATCTTCGAGGAGATTCTCTCCGACCGGTCCGACGCCAGGAAGCCGATCCTCATGTCGTCCAACTACTCGCTCGACGACCTCCGCGACCTGTACTCCGGGGCGTTCGACGAGCGGAACTCCGACCCGATTCGGGGGGAGCGCATCGTCTCGAGGCTCCGTCAGATGGTCGGGGATCGACAGTGGACCCTCAAGGGGCGGGACCGGAGGAGGGCGGGGCGATGAGCTGCTCCCCGACGTGCGGCTATTGGTCCGCCGACCGGATGTATTGCTGTCTGGGCGGGACGCTCGGCCCAGGCGGGGCGGCGGAGACGCCCGAGACGACGCGCGCCCGGAGGAGGGCATCGCGCATCCGGCGGACTCGTGCGCTGCTCCGCGCGCGCCGGACTCTACTCACCGCAGCGATCGAGGGTCCGGGCTCCCCGCCGGGATGGTCGACCCGGACCAACGACCAGGGATCGGTGAGACACTCCGACGATCTCGACTATGCCGCTGCGGAGATCGAAGCGGAGATCCGCCGGGGTCCGCCCCTGTTCCCCGCGTGGCTCCGGGCTCGAATCTCCCGGCTGCGGGACGCGCGCTACCGCCGGAACATGGAGGAGGCGGATCGGGCCTGGAGGGCGGCGACCCGATGATCCGCCGCATCCTCGGCATCGACAGCGCGCGCCCGGGTTTATTGCAAGGCGGTGGACAATTGATTCAAACTAATTGTTGACGGGGCAGGGATAAGGTCATACTCTTTCCCTGGGTCGAGCGAACGACCCGGGAGACAGAGACCATGACGACGCGCACCGCACAGAAGATCAGCAACGCCGCCGCCAACCTCATCCGCTTCAACGGGGGCACGGTCGAGTTGGCCGAGGGTGCGTACCGGGTCCGGCTGCCCAAGGCCGCGAAGTGGGTTCGCAGGAACACCTACCGCCTCGACGGGTTTACGATCTCGTTCCTCGCGTCGGGTTCAGTGGTGGCGCTGCCATGAGTGGCCACGACTACAGAGTGTGCCCGAAGTGCGGCGGGTCCTACCGCCCGCCCTACGGGTGCTGCCTGCCGCCATCTAGACCCCGCAAACCCGGCCGCCCCGCCCTCTCCCCCGAGGGCAAGCGGCGGCGCTGCGGCCCCTTCTCCCTGCCGCCCGACGTGGCGCGCAGGCTGGACGACGAGACGAACAAGTCCGCAGCGGTGGCCGAGGGGCTGATGCTGCTGTGGGCGCAGCGAGGAGAGACGCGATGTCGGAAGCCGTCCGAGTGACGAAGGGATGACGCTATGTCGGAGCTGACGACGATCGGAGGACACGCGGACAAGCGAGAGATCCGTCGTCGGCTGTCCATCGTCGAGCGCTCGATGACGGAGATCGGATGGTCCGTCCGTCTCGCGGAGCAGCTCGCGGAGCAGCTCGGCGTCTCGAAGCGAACGATCTATCGCTATCGGAGCGAAGTACTTGAGGAGCTCGCGAACGCGTATCGCGGAGCGGACGTCGAGGAGGAGCGCTCCGAGTTCGTGGTTCGACTCCACGCGCACCAGCGAGCAGCGCTGAAGGCGGGGAAGTTCGGCCCCCTCGCTGCGATGATGTCGATCGAGGCGAAGGTCCGCGGACTCGACAAACCGACCCAGGCCCAGAAACTAGTGATCGCTGCTCTCTCGCCGGATGAACTGGCGGAGAAGCGGCGGGCGATTGCGGCGCGGCTGCTCGCTGCGAATGGAGGACACGATGACGAATGAGCGGATCACCGATTGGGAGCCTCTCGCCCAGGCGAACCAGCGCGAGATCGCGAAGCTGACGAAGGATCTCGCGGACGCGGAGAAGCTCGTCGAGATCCTCGCGAACACGGCGGGCGAGCTCGAGCAGCGGATCGAGGAGCTCGAGGTCGCGGCGGCGGATCTCCACGCAGCGAACGGGAAGCTGATCGGGCTCTTCCTCTCGCTGAGGGACTCGATCGACGCCCTCGTCTCTGCGTTCGCGACCGGTCTCGGCCCGGGTCAGGTCGTCGCCTTCGTCCGGCGGCATGTCGCGGACGAGGCGACGAAGCGCGCCTCTCGCGTCTCGGGTCGCGCGGTTTCCTCGCGGCGGGCGGGGCTCGGGGTCATCCCCGGCGGGCTGACGTCGAAGGACGGGGGCGCGGTTTGACCGTCGTCCTCGGGCTCGACCCGTCGGAGAAGCGCGTCGGGCTCGTCGTCTACGATACGGGGCTCCGGGTCGCCCTCGCGTCCGCGGTCCTGCCGCTCGAGGATGCGCTCCGAATCGTCCGGGCCGGCCAGGTCGGGGCGGAGGATCCCGTTCGCATGCGCGGCGACCTTCTCTCCGCCCGCTGGTCCGTCGTCGTCGTCGAGCGGTTCAGGTCCCAGGGGAAAATCAATTCCGACATCATCCGAGGGATCGAGGCGAGCGGGATGCTCTTCGAGGCGGCTCGGGCGGGGATCGTCGAGGGGGGCTCCGTCGATTGGCTCTTCCGGCTCGACGTCTGCCGCGAGCTCCACGTCTCCGGCAAAGGGAAGGACTCGCAGATCATCGATCGATGTTGCGAGATGCACGGGGGTTCGCGCTCCGTCGCGCGGGGATTGAAGAAGTCCCCCGGTCCGCTCTACGGGGTCTCCGGGGACGCCTGGCAAGCGCTCGGAGCGGTCCTCGCGTGGAGCGGGGCGGGATGACTGCGGCGCTCTATGTAGACGTCGAGCGGGGTCCCTATGCGGGGATCCTGGGGTCGGATCAGTGCTGGGGAGTCGATCGAGACGCGAAGCGCTACAGCGGCCCGGGTCCGGTCGTCGCGCATCCCCCGTGCGGCCCCTGGGGCCGGCTGGCCCACCTCTGCAAATATCAGGATCCGGAGTGCGGGATCCGCGCCGTCGAGCAGGTGCGGGCCTTCGGAGGCGTCCTCGAGCATCCGCGAGACTCTCGTCTGTGGGCGGAATGCGGACTTCCCAGGCCCCAGGATCCGCCGTTCTTGATTCGGCCGGACGAGTTCACGATCCAGATCGATCAGTGCCGATGGGGTCACCCGTGCAAAAAAACGACTTGGCTTTTCTTCGCAGGCATCGATCCGGCCGCGCTGCCACCCCTTCCGCCCTGGCGGGAGCCGACTCACTGCATCGACGACGGGGCCGCTCGTCGGGACGGGCGACCGAGTCGATTCAAGCGACTTCCACATAAAGAGGCACACCTCACGCCGGGCCCGTTTGCGGAGTGGCTTCTCGCGGCGGTGGGTTATGTCCCGAGCGGTATTCCGACGCATGTAATCGACACGAACGCGAAGCATAAAAACCAAGGCACTGGCCAGCCCCACCTAGCAAAGACGCGACGCCACCTCACCCCCCCCGCGTTTGCCCGATGGCTCATCGAGTCGGTGTCGGGATGACCCCAGCTCTCGCCCTTCCTCCCGACCTCCTCGCGGATCTCGACGAGCTCGAGGAGCTCGAGCGGGCGAATCCGATCTCTCGGTTCATGCTGAACGAGCCCGGAGTCGACGGCGGGGCGTCCCCGAAACAGCTCGCATACATCCTCGACCCGTCGAAGAACCGGGCGATCCAGGGGGCGAATAAGACCGGGAAGACCGCCGTTTGGGCGATCGACATCATCGAGGTGTGCCTCGGATGGCACCCGACGAGGTCGCCAGGCGGGACCGTCGGAGACGTCCCGTTCCCGTGCAAGGTCTTGTGCGTCGTCGCGGACTTTCAGGGGGGCTATGCGGAGGATGTCTGCGAGGTCTTCCGCGAGTACCTCCCCCCCGGCGTGCTGCATGATCGATGCACCTACGACGAGACGAACGGATACAGGGTCGGGCAGAAGCCGGAGATCCGATTCGCGAACGGGTCGCGGATCATCTTCCGAGCCGGGACGCAGGGGATCCGCGCGATTGCGGGCGTCAAGGCGGACATGGTCGCAATCAATGAGCCCCCGGAGCAGAGGGTTTGGGGCGAGGTCACGCGAGCGGCCGCCTTTGGCGACGCGCCGATCTGCGCGGTCTTCACGCCCGTGGACGAGCGCCGGAAGGACGGGAGCAAGAGGAACACCTCGGGCGACCTCCATTGGCTCCGCTGCATCGTCGAGGGCGATCCGTTGACCGGAGCCCCGCCAACGGCGGAGTGGTCGATCCACCGGATCCGCCTGACCGTCGAGGACTGCCCCCACCGGACCCCCGAGTCGATTCGCACGCAGATCGGCAACGTCCCGCCCTGGGAGTACGAGCAGCGGATCAATGGAGATTGGGAGTCGGTGAACACGAACCGCCGGCTCTCCGCCTGGACGCCGGAGAAGATCGTCCCCGCGGACGTCGGACCCCTCGAGGGTTGGTTCTCGGCGGAGAGCGCCGCGGCGAAGTGGGGTCGGCGGGTCTTCGTCTCCCCGATCTACCTCGCGCTCGTCGGGGATTGGGGCGAGAAAGCCGGGGCAACGGCGTGGGGGGCCGACGCTTTCCAATTCGTCAAGACGGGGACGGAGCGGATCGTCTACATCCGCACGATCGCGGAATACGTCAGCGAGAGCGCCTCCGATGAATTCGAGGACGCGGACGGGATCGAGGACATGCTCGCGGGCGTCGGGCTGAAGCTCTCGGACATCGATTACGCGTGGGGCGACGTCAACACGGCGGGGAAGAGCAAGGCGGGGCGGAAGCTGAACGACATTCTGACGGAGATCCTCGCGCGGAAGATGGGGCACAACCCGTATCACCCCGCGCTCGTCGTTCGCCCCGTCCTGAAGGGTCCGGGCTCCGTTGATCTCGGGCTGAAACGGACGAATCAGAAAGCGAGACGCGGTACGCTCGCGGTCAGCGAGAATTGTCCGCGACAGATTCGAGCCATCGAGAGATGGGAAGGAGCGTCGGACGATCACGAGCACCTGATCGACCGGATCCGCTATGCGGTGATGTCGATCGAGCGAGAAGCGGAGCATCTGTAATGAACACGATCGAGCAGCCGACGGAGTCCACGCCTCCGCTCGCTCCCGAGAGCCGACCCGACGATCGTCTCGCTATGCAGGAAGCGACGCGACGACTCGCGTTCACCGACGGACGCTGGTCGAAGCTCGGCAAGGATCATCTGACTCTTCAGCTCCGCGAGAAGCGATCGATGCTCGTCGGCGCCCCGAACATCTCCGAGAACGCGGTCAAGCAATTCTCGACCGAGATCGCGGTCGTCTACGACGAGACTCCGGGGCTGTCGCACGAAGACGCGGAGGGGCTCGAGCGACTCGAGACGCAGCTCGCGAACTGCGGTCGGTGGGAGATCGCCCAGCAGATGCAGCGCGATCTCGAGGTCGTGAACCAGGCGCTCCTCTATTTCTCGTGGTCCGACTCCGGCGCGGAGGGGCGCCTCGACTGCTGCGCCGCGCGGATGGATCGCGTCTTCTTCGACCCGATGCCCGGGGACTCTCGTCGTCCGGGTCGCGTCTACTGGTCACGTCAGCGACACGTCCTGAAGAAGAACGGGAAGACGTCCGTCGAATGGGTGTGGGACGTTTGGGATGTTCGCCCGAACCCGTCGAAGGGCAATCCGGCCGCTCCGCCGCTCGAGGACGGAGAGCCCGAGCGACCGTACTTCCGGATCCTCGACGCGAAGCTCGAGAACGACTTGACGCAGCAATTCGTGAAGCCGGAGCAGTGGCGCGGAGCTGCGTTCCCGTGGAGGCGAGAGGACTCGACGCCCGTCCTTCCGTTCGTCCTCTATCACAAGCAGATCCCCGCGGACGGAGCGCTTCGCGACCCGTGGAGCGGCGCGGAAGTCATCTACGGAACGCTTCAGGGCTGCGTCGATTGGACGAATCTCGATCACGCGACGATGCGCGCGAGTTGGGACGTCCGCGGCATCATCGGCGGTCGTCTTCAGGGGACGTCTCCGGCGACGAGCGTGAAGGGGTCCGAGCCGTCTCCGGTGCTGACGATTCCCGACGACCCGACGGGGATCAAATACGTTCGCCACGACGGAGAGGGGGCCGCGTCAACGTTTCAGTGGGGATCGCCCGTGGACATCGAGGCTCACGAGCGGGTGTTTCATCGGAAGTCCGCGCGTCTCGCGATTCACTACGGATTGAGCCCCGCGGACGTCTCCATCGAGACTTCGGGCCCGATGTCCGGCGCCGCGTTCTACGTCTCGAGAGAGGGGAAGCGGAAAGCGTCCGCGCGTCGCGTTCCGAGTCTCCGTCGCGGTGATGTCGAGTCCTTCGTCGTCGTCTCCGCGATCCTCCGAGACAAGGGGGTCAGCGTCCCCGAGTCCGGCTATCGGATCGAGTACGGAACGATCGAACTCTCGACGAAGGAGCGTCGCGAGATCACAGAGGGCGGGCTCCTCGAAGTCGAAGCGGGCATCTCGACGCGTCTCGAGCTGCGACAGCGACTCAACCCCGGCGAGACTGCGTCGGAGTCCTTCGTCGCGCTCGCTCGAGCGGAGATCGAGCAGAAGATCGAGAGCGCGTCCTCGACGCCGGAGGGGCTCGAGATCCTCTCGCAGCTCGTCGCAGGCGACCTCGACGCGGACGAGGCTCGGCAGATGCTTCTCGAGCTGGACGTCGCGCCCGCGGAGCCCCCGCCGGCCTCGGACGAAGAGGAAGAGGAGGTCGTCGAGAATGAGCTTCCGTAGCGCGCTCGACTTCGTCCTCGGGCGAGAGGGGGGATTCGTCGATCATCCGTCGGACCCCGGCGGCGCGACGAACTTCGGGATCACCCAAGCGACGCTCGACGCGTGGACCGACTCGCGCATGTTCCCGCGGAAGAGCGTTCGAGACATCGAGCGGAACGAACTCGAGAGCATCTACCGCGAGCGCTATTGGGCCCCCGTCCAGGGGGCGACGCTCGACCCGAGACTCGCTCTCGTCCTCTTCGACTCCGCCGTTCTCTTCGGGGTCGATGACGCGATCCCGTGGCTTCAGTCCGCGCTATGCGAGGCGAGCGCCTCGGAGATCGTCGTTGATGGAGACCTCGGCCCGAAGACTCGAGCAGCTCTCGACGTCGTCCTCGAGCGATCGGACGGAGCCGTCGGGCTCTGCTGCATCGTCGTCCTGTATCGACGGAATCGACATCGACAGCGAGCGCGAACGCATCGACCGAGTCGCGACTTCCTCGACGGATGGATCGCGCGGACCGATCATCTCCTCGCAGAGCTTGAACGGATCGCTCCTCCCGAATAGGGTGGGCGCATGAGACGAGAACCCGGGGGCGGGGCGAGGTAGCGCGCATGTCCGCGACGATCCCTACCGTGTCGAGCGAATCGAAGCCGCCGACCTCGCTCCGACGTCTCCGCGGGGGCATCTGCGCGCGCGAGGAGTGTCTCGACGCTCCGCGGAGTCGAGGAGTGATCCTCCCGACTCTGGACCGACTCGACGGGATCACATCTGGACTGATCCGGCGGGATCGATGGAAGACGACGAGCGAGTAGCCGAGCGAATCGCTCGCTCGACGGAGCAGCTCTCAGACGCGCTCGAGCATCTCGCGAACGAAGTCGGAGAGATGCGACCGGCGGTCGCGCGGATCGACGAGTACGTTCAGGATCAGCGCTTCGAGGACGAAGTCGAGCGTCGCGTTGACGAGCGGATGGAGAAGCACAAGTCGAAGCCCGTCGAGAAGTCCGATCGCGTCGTTCTCGCGCTCCCGAAGGGTTGGATCAGCGCGAAGATGATCGGCGGGGTCCTCGCGCTCCTCGGGACTCTCGCGGGGATCCTGAAGGCGATCGTCGGGTAGCACTCGATCACGTCTCGCTTGCGCGCGTCGGCGCGTCGCGGTTACGCTCTTCGCATCCCGCTTCGCCACGTTGGGCGTAAAACACGAATGGGAGACGACTGGTGCCACCCGAAGAAGATCCGGCGACTCCGCCGCAGACCCCTCCGCAGCCGCTCCAGCCGCCGAGCACTCCGACGCAACCGGGCCCCGGTCCGGTTCCTTACGAGAGGTTCAAGTCCGTCCGCGACGACTATCGCGCTTTGATGGAGGAGCACGCCTCCACGAAGCAGAAGCTCGAAGCGCGCGGATCCTGGCTTTCTCCCGAGGACCACGAGAGCGCCGTCGAGAGCGCCGTGAAGAAAGCCCGCCGGTCGGGCGATCTCGCGGTTCACCTCGTCGGGGCGGGAGTGGAGCGCGACTCGCGGGAATACAGATTCCTCGCGAGCGAGTTCGACGACGTCGAGCCCGACGGATGGGGCGCGAAGCTCGAGGAGCTGCGCGAGCAGTCCCCCGGATTCTTCCCGAGTGTCGCCGGTCAGCCGCCGCCGACCCGACGAACGAACCCCGAGTCAGGAACCCGCAGCCCTTCGACCCCGAGCGGGGGCGTCTTGACCCCGGAGAAGATCCGAGCGATGACGCCCGACGAGTATCTCGCCAACCGCGAAGAGATCCTGAAGAGCATGGGGGCCCCGACTCGCTGATCAGCGAGAAGATCCATCATGGCGAACGAAGTCTACGTATCCAGCTCGAGCGACCTCCTCCAGACCGAAGTTTTGGCGAAGGAACTCGAGATGCTCCTCCACACGCGTCCGCATCTCCGCGGGCTCTGCACCTACCGCGGCGACACCCGCGGGACCGCGACGGACACGATCAAGGTCCGCCAGGTCGACGACGACGACGTCGCGGAGAGCGTCGCGGAAGACGCGAGCCCGACCGGCAACACCGCGATCACGGATTCGAGCTACACGCTCGTCCCGTCGCGTCGCGTGATCAAGCGAGAGATGTCCGACTACATGTCGAACATCTCCGATCTCGGGCTTCACAACCCCGTCGGGCTCGCCGCGTACAACTTCGGCGCGGTGATGCGCGCGTTCGACGCGATCGTGACCGCGCTCTTCCCGAGCTTCACCGGCTCGCAGGGGACGAGCGGCGCCGCGCTGACGTGGACCGACGTGCTCCTCGCGAAGCAGGTCCTCCGCGAGCGCGAGAACGGCGCGGATCTCGTCTTCGTCGGTCACTCCGAGCAGTGGAGCGACATCGAGAACGACATCGTCGGGCTCGCCGGTCCGCAGCAGTACATCGAGGGGATTCAGGGACTCTCGCTCGACGCGAAGGGCCCGAACTTCGTCGGCGCCGTCGGTCGGATGGAGTTCTTCACGTCGAATCAGGTCACGCAGTCCGGCGGCGATCACCGCGGAGCGCTCTTCGCGCGCGGCGGCATCGCCTACGCGGAAGGGTCCCCGAACCCCGTCTCGATGGGCTCGCGCATCTTCGCCCCGGGCGGCGTCGTCTACAGCGTCTTCGACATCGACGGCGACAAGGCGAACCAGCTCCTCTGGACGAACTACTTCGTCGCCGCCGGGATCACCCAGGCGGGGATGGGAATCACGCTGCTCTCCGTGGACGACTGATCGACTGATCGTCGTCCTCGAGAGCTTGTAGGAGAGCTACATGCCGCACGAACCGACTCCGAGCGCTCGTCCTGTCGAGGACGGGTTCGCGACCGCGCCGAACCCGTTTCAGAAGAAAGAACGAGACGTTCGGGGTCGGGTCGATGCCGCGACCGATTTCAAGTTCCATCTCGCGCACCGCGTCGGAGACTGGATCGTCGATGTCGAAGGGAATCTGATCCCCGATCTTCGACGGATCGCGCATGCCCCCGGCGTGAACGCGACGAATCGTCAAGACAACTTCCTCGGCACCGCGGTCCAGCACCAGAACGCCGGGTTCGTGTTCGTTCCGCGCGACGCTCTCGGGCCCGGGTCCGACTATATGCGCGTCTTCGTGAACAAGAAGGGGAAGCCGGTTCATCGGACCGTCTTCGAGAAGCCGATCCGACGTCAGTCCGGGCGAACGAAGTTCAGGACCGATCGCGAGAGCTGGCGCGACTTCTGCTTTCTCCTCCGCGACGGGACCCACTCCGGGTTCAAGCTCGAAGCTCCGCGCCCGGAGCACATCGAGGGACTGCTCGTCGCTGCGAGGAAGAAGCGCGCTGCGCTGCGCGCCCCGAGCACCGAAGACCCCGCGAAGCGTGCCGAGTACGCGCTCCGCTGCGAGATCGTCGAGAAGCAGCTCGCGACGCTCGAGCGCGAGTCCTCGATCGCGATCGACATCTACGGAGAGATGCAGTCCGTCGAAGTGACCGCAGACGAAGCGGTCGCCGGGCTCTCGTCCATCCGCGAGAAGCGTCTCCGAGCCGAGGGGAAGCTCCCGAGTCTCGAGGACGAAGCTCGAGCGCGTCGTCTCGAGGACGAGCGACGTCGCGTCGCAGCTCTCGAGGAGGAGGAAGAGCGGAAGCACGCGGAGCGCGCGAAACTCGAAGAGAAGAAGCGACTCGCGGCGGAGAAAAAGCGCGCAGCCGCCGCGAAGAAGGGGGCGACGGGACCCGCGAAGGATCCGCCGCCGCCCCCGGCATGATCCGCGAGATCCGCCTCCCGATCGGCGCGTCGGTCCGACTGTGGCCGGACGGTAGCTACACCGTTCCGAACCCCGATGGGTCCTCGACCTACGTCTGCGACGCCGTCGTCGCCGTCGAGGACGCGTTCGCCCGCGCCTCCGTGTTCGACTTCGCTGCGAACGAGTACATCGAGGCCCGGGAGGCGGCCGACGAGCTGCGCCGCCGTCGCCACGAAGGGATCGACCGGATGCACGGGGTCGATCACCGACCCCTGAAGCCCGTCGCCCCGTTCTCCGTGTTCCTCGAGCAATCCCGCGCGCTACGAATCAAGCGAGAGCGGGACGCGACGTGTTACAACGACTCGACCCGACACGAGCCCGGCAGGCGCCGGGCCGATCTCTGACCGGAGACGATCCGACATGGCGACCCCCTCCACTCTCCGCGCCCGCATCATGGGCCGCTTCCGGAACTTCTTCGTCGCGTTCCTCGGGATCCACATCCTCGCGACCACGACGAGCGCCCCGGAGTCATCGCCCGCCATCCTCTCGGGGGCCGGCGCCCCGGCGATGATCGC